CGCGCTAAAACTTGAAGCAGCGCGCAACCGCAACGCATCGTCAAGCATTCCTGCCGGCGTACTCAAACAAACTGGTGGCGAACCACTTAGCGCGCAAGAACTTGCTGATTTGGCTAGCGCGTTTAATGCCGCTCGAGCAACCAATCAAACTGCAGCGCTTAACGAGTATTTGACATACACGGAAACAAACAGCACACCTGACAAGATGCTTTTAATTGAGGCGTCGCAATATCAGGCGCTTGAAATGTCACGTCTTGCAAACGTGCCACCGTATTTGGTTGGCGTTGCTACAGGCGCTTATTCATACCAGTCGTCACAGCAAGCGCGCGCAGATCTTTACTTGTTTGGCGTAAAATTGTATGCCGACGCAATTGCTGGCGCTTTGTCAATGGACAACGTGCTACCGCGCGGAACATACGTCGAGTTCGACGCCGATGAATACCTAGAAGAAAACTTTATGGCCGATCGCATGGACAATGAAGAAGTAGTTGTAAGAGAAAACACTCAAGAGGAGTTAGCACGATGATTAAGTTAATTGCAGGAGATTTCACACTTGACGCTGCCAAAGGCGACGCACCACGACGCACGATCAGCGGAACCGCAGTTCCCTACAACGTGCCGGCAACGGTGTCGGATGGAACACAAGTGATTTTCCGTCCAGGCTCATTGCCAGTCGAGGGTAAAGCACCTCGTCTTTTTATGTATCACAACGCCAGCATGCCAGTCGGCGTAGTCCAGGAACGTGTGTCAACAGAGGAAGCAATGCTGTTTACCGCCAAGATCAGCGCAACCAGCCTTGGCAACGACGCGCTTGTTATGGCTGCCGATGGCACCATTGACCAAGTATCTGTTGGCGTAAACCCAACTAAGTTCTCATACGACGAAGCGGGCACAATGATCATTGAAGCAGCCGACTGGACAGAGCTGTCGCTCGTTCCGATCGGTGCGTTTGGTGACATGGCCAACATCGCCACCGTCGCTGCGAGTATCCACCAAGAGCCCGAAGAAGTAGTGTTAAATGAAGAAGTAGTCCCAGAACAGGAGATAGAACCCATGTCAGAAGTAACCGCACCAGCAGTTGAGGCAACAATCCCTACTGCACCAATTTTTGCACAAGCTAAAAAAGAATTCGTTTTGCCAAGCGCAGGCGAATACATGGCCGCTTACCACATCGGTGGCGACACGTTTAAGAACATAAACGCTGCAGTCGCTGAATACACAGCATCAAAGCGCACCGCATTGCAGGCAGCTGCAGGCGACGTGCTCACAACTGACACACCTGGTCTGTTGCCAGTTCCAGTACTTGGGCCATTGGTTCAAGACCTGAACTTCTTGCGTCCAGTAGTCGATGCTGTAGGAGCTCGCGCTTACCCAGACAACGGACAGTCAAAGACCTTTATTCGTCCAACAATTACCACGCACACGAGCGTTGCATCACAATCAGAACTTGGTTCAGCATCAGCAACAACCATGGTGATTGCATCCAACTCAATTAGCAAGACCACACTTGCTGGTCAAGTAACGCTGTCAGTTCAGGACATTGACTTCACTTCACCTGCAGCAATGCAGTTGATCTTGAATGACCTCATGGGCGAATACATGATTGCTTCTGACAACTTGGCTGCAGACAACTTGCTTACCGCAGCAAACTCGTCAGGCGTTTGGGACGGCACCGTAGCCGACTTGCTGAAGTCTGTTTATGACTCGGCAGTTGACATTTCATCAAACCGAAACTGGACACCTACCCACATGTTCGTAAGCCCAGACGTATGGGGTCAACTTGGACAACTTGCCGACACAACTGGCCGTCCAGTATTCCCATTCATCGGCGCTGGCCTCACCGGTCAGAACGCACTTGGTGGCGGTCAGGCATCTTCATGGAACGGCAACCCACTCGGCTTGCAGTTGGTAGTTGACAGCAACTTCGCTGCCAAGACCATGATCATCACTCGCGTTGGTCAAGGTGCAGGCGATGCTTACGAGTTCTACGAATCAATTCGTGGCCTTATGAGCGTTGAACAGCCAGCAGTTTTGGGACGCAACATGTCATTCCATGGTTACGTGTCAACCTTTGCCGCAATCGGCGGAATGATTCGCAAGATCACCCAGGCCTAGTCGAGAGCGGAGCTACCGCTCATGGCTACTTACACAGTTACTAACAAGTACCTGATTGACAACTTTGCCGTACTGCAACTCCTGACCCCATCGGAGATTGCAGTCGGCAGTTCAATCACGGTTGCTGGAGTTGACGCAACATTCAACGGCACTTTCACAGTCCGCGCATTGCCACAGTATTTGTTTGTCGGCATTGATACACAGGGCGATCTGCTTTACGACTATCAGGTGCCGATTGCAGATCAGGTGCTTTACGCCAAGACCGCTGACGATGTATCACGCACCGCCGCGTCTGGCACCGTTGCCAATGACCCTGTTTGCACATGGGTGACGGCCGCGCAAGTCATGTCTTACCTTGGCATCACGATCACCAACCCGTCAGACGATTACACGTTGCTCACGCAATCGGTATCGGCAGGCAACCAGTTCTGCTATCGCAGGCGTCAGGAATCGGGCTACATTGACTCCCTAACGACCTCACCAGGTGGAGATGCAACATTGGGGACCCTGATGTATTGCGCCGCTCTGTGGCGCTCTAGGGGCTCAATAGAGGCAACCTACGCCACGTTTGATGGCATGGGCTCTGCCCCACAGCAAAGCCTGACCCCGATTGTCAAGCAGCTGCTCGGCATCCCTCGTCCAGCGGTTGCCTAATGTCGTACACCGACCTGTTCAACGAAGCAATTGACGATCTTACCGCAACGCTGACCGCGGTCTCTGGACTCCGCGTATCAAATGACCCAACAAAATTAATTCCCAATTCGGTCTATTTAGAAGCCCCAAGTTTCACCACCTTTGCTGGCAACGGCAACATCGTTCGCATGGAGTTCCCCATTAAGGTCATTGGCTCTGGGCCTGCAGGTCTGCCGGTACTTCGATCAATCCTTGGCATTGTCGCAAGCGTGCTTGGCTCGTCAATCATCGTGATGGGTGGCCGTCCGTCAAGCCTTGAAATCGGTGGCGCGTTGTATCCGTGCTACGACCTTGAATGTGCTATCCAAGCCCAGACCGCATAATCCACAACTAAGTAACAGCAATCATCTACTATCAGAACAGAACTTAAGGAGCAATCATGGCATCAGCAACATATCTCTCAAACCCAGTCCTGACCATCAACAGCGTTGATTTGACGGACATGTGCAGCGCAGCAACTTTGACCTATTTGGTTGAGGCTTTGGAAGACACCGCGTTCGGCACCAATTCGCGCACCTACACCGCAGGCCTTGTCAACAACGAAGTGACATTGACAATGTACGCATCGTTTGCAGCGACCGAGACCTACGCAACATTGCAGCCTTTGGTTGGCACAAAAACCATCATCACGCTTAAGCCAACATCAGCTGTGGATTCAGCAACAAACCCAAGGTTTGTTTTGACTGATTGTTACCTTGAGTCTTTGCCAATTATCAACGCATCCCTAGGCGAGTTGTCAACCTATGACATTACGTTTATGGGTGGCTCGTTGACGATTGACGTCACTAACCCGTAATTAGCGGCTCCGAGCCGACATAGGAGAAACATGAAAATCAAGTTGCAGTTAAAGCGCACGCCTGACAGCGCGCCCGAGTATTACTACACAAACCTGTTTGTGGTGACCGAGTGGGAGAGACTCGAGCGCCGCAACATTCAGCAACTATCAACGCAACCGCTTTACAGCGATTACTGCTGTTGGATGCACACCATATTGAAACTTAAAGGCGAGCAAATTGGCGACAGTTGGCGCGAATGGATTAGCAAAAACCCAGAGCTGGAGATCATTCCGGTATTGGATGAGACTGACCCAAACCCTACGGACGCGGCACCTACCGCCGCCAATTAGCAGAGATTTTAGTTGCGGTCGGTTGGTGGCCTAGCAACATTGTGTTTGACGCTCGAGATGTAGCAACTGTCATTAAAGTGCTTAACGAGGCAAACAAGAAAAGAAGGTAGTTATGGCAGTCCAGGCAAACATTGAAGTTGCTGGCATTAAGGACGCCCTAAAGACCCTCAACAAAATTGACAAATCTTTGCGCCGAGAAATTACGAGGGACTACAAGGGCATTGTGCAAAATGTAGTTGACGACGCATATCAGGCCATTCCGTTAAAAGAACCTTTAAGCGGTTGGGCAAGAAAATGGGCTCCAAAAGAATACGAGATATTTCCTTGGAGCAATAACAATCAGGTCAAAGCAATGATCAACACAAAAAAGGTTAAAGAATACGCAGGGCAAAATGTCAACCTTGCAACTTTTGTTGTTAAATGGACAAACCCAGACGCTGGCTTGTTTGACTTCTTAGACAGCGGTGTTATGGGCTCACGTCTTAACGCCAAGTTTGGTCAGCCGTCACGAGTAATGTGGAAAGCATGGGAGCGCAACAAGGACGACGTCAACGCACGAATGACCGACCTGGTGAAGCGCGTCATGGATAAGACCTCACAGGAGCTCATGTAATGGCTGTAGTACTCCCGATCGTTTCAGAATTTGACGGTAAAGGAATTAAGCGCGCAATCGCCCAATTCAAGCAATTAGAAACCACAGGCGAAAAAGCCCAGTTTGCAATCAAGAAAGCGGCGGTGCCGGCAGCTGCAGCGCTTGCAGGTTTAGCCGTTGCATTAGGGGACGCGACTAAGGCTGCGATGGAAGATCAGCAAGAGCAGGCAGCGTTAGCCCTTACTTTGCAAAATGTGACTGGCGCGGGTGCTGCACAAACCGCACAGATTGAAGAACAAATATCTGCAATGAGTCGAGCGTCTGGTATTGCTGACACGGAATATCGCAAGTCATTAGAGGCTTTAGTGCGCGGTACAAAAGATGTTGACCTTGCCATGAAGGACATGAACCTTGTCATGGATATCAGCACAGCGCTCCAAATGGACAGTTCTACTGTGGCCGACGCATTGGCAAAAGCGTATCAGGGAAATTTTAAGGCGCTTCGAGGATTAACGCCAGAGATGGCAACGATGATTAAAGAAGGCGCCAGCCTTAACGAAGTCATGGACGTGCTCGGCGGTACGTTCGGCGGTGCTACCGCTGCGAGCGCGGAAACCGCAGCAGGCAAAATGAAGATTTTGTCTAACTCCATCGGCGAAACCAAAGAGTCAATCGGCGCTGCGCTCTTGCCAGTAGTTGAGGCCGTGCTTCCGATACTTAACAAGTTCGCAATGTGGGCTCAAGACAACCCAGAAGCGTTTTTAGCAATCGCTGGCGCAATTGCAGCAGTAGCCGCCGCAATCGTTGTCACCAACATCGCCATGGCGCTCAACCCGTTTGCCCTAATTGCTGCCGGCATCGCATTGCTGGTCGTGGCGCTTGTGACCGCGTACAACAAGTTTGAATGGTTTCGCAACGGCATCAACGCAATTGTCAACACCGTGATCGGGTTCTTTGCTGGCATGGTTAACGCGGCGGTCGGCGCGGTC